AGAGCGCCAACAGGTGAAATTGTTATAGAAGCGCCAACCATTGCCCAAAAAGATTTCTTTACCATTGCTAACAACAACACAACGGGCCGGGTATGTCTTCAGCACGGTGTTACTCCTGGAAATATTGTCGCGGCGGTAATGCCAGTTTGTGATATTGGCAACCCAACTTATAGTGATGATTCGGGTATTCAGATGCTATCAATTGGCTATGTCCCAACTCCTACAGCAAGCGGCAACGACGAGTTAGCTTTAGTTTTTCAGTAGATAATTGCTAAAAACATAAGCTAGGCTTACATTACTATTTAAACGTATTAAAAACATGGGCTTTAAGCTTGATCAATCCGGCACGTATAAATGGCCGGTTACTGTAGAAGTTCCTGTTGATGATGGTAGGCACGACAAACAAAAGTTTGACGGTGAATTTAAACGTATTACTCAATCGCGTATTCGCGAAATGGGGCAGTTAATCGAAACAGGAGATTTAACCGATGTTGATCTTGTTAAAGAAGTTTTAGTTGGTTGGGAGGGTATCGAAGACGATCAAGGAAACGAGCTTAAGTTCTCACAATCAAAATTAAAACAATTATTAGATGTCCCAATGGTTGCAACTGCCATAGCAACTTCTTTCTTTGATTCAATAGCCGGAGCAAAAAGAAAAAACTAACAGACGCCGCTGAATATTTTTGTAAAGGCGGCGTAATTGATGAGACAGACGATGACGCGGAAATCTTAGGGATTATTTTGCCTAAAGATGATCTTGTAAAAAAAGAGGATGATTTTTTAGTGTTTGAAGAGAATTGGGATGCTATCGATTTATTTTTAAAAGTTCAAACACAATGGAGAGTTGGGAGTCTTGGTAATCTTTGTGGTCTTTGCTATGCCGACGTGATAAGTATTGGTAGACTATATGAAACACCAAATCTTTCTGAAGTGTTCAAAGATATTCAGTTATTAGAGATTACGGTGATGGGCCTTTTAAATAAGGAGGTTAAGAAATAATGGCGGCTAAATATTCATTGCTCTTAGCGGTTAAGACGTTAGGAGCGCAGGGAATAAAAAGGCTTGGCAACTCAATGCAAGGGTTGGCGGGTAAAGTTAAGAATGCCAAGCTTACCTTCGATGGTTTAGCAAAAGCTTATGTCTCACTTAGAGCCGTTCAAGATACGTTAAACAAATCAGTTCAAAGAGAAGAATCTATTAGGCGTTTAAAGTTATTAGCACAAGGTTTTGATGATTTAGCGGCTGTTCAGACTGCGGCGGCAAATGCGGCGACTAAGTTCGGAACGAGTCAGACTCAAGCCAATAGAGAATTTGCTCAGATCTACGCAAGATTAAGACCAATAGGACTTGAATTAAAAGATATAGTTTCTGTTTATGAGGGCTTTAATACAGCGGCAAAATTAAGCGGAACCACTGCCTCTGAAGCTTCCGGCGCATTCTTACAGTTGTCTCAGGCTTTAGGAACTGGCGTTTTAAGAGGACAAGAATTAAATAGTGTCTTTGAACAAACCCCTGCTGTTGTTCAGGCAATAGCGAAAGAAATGGGGGTAACTGTTGGAGAAATTAGAGATTTAGCAAAAGAAGGAAAAGTAACGATTGATTATATTTTGCCAGCATTGGAACGATTAAGAACAGAAGGAGCCGAGCCACTAACGGAAGCAATGAAGGGGCCAGCTCAACAATTTAGAAACTTAAATATTGCAGTTGAGGAATTACAAGTTGCATCGATAGAAGATAATTTGGATGGAATTGTTACCATTATTCAAGGTTTAACTGAAGGGGTAAAACTTCTCAATCAAGCTTTAAAAAGTGATGAATTAGAAGCGTTTATGAATTTTATATTGTTTGGATTTGAAGGACATCCTAATAAGGCAAGACTTGCTTTACCTACGCCTGCCCCATTAACAGATACAGATAAGGCAGATATAAAAAAAGAAGATGATTTAATTAATGTACTTAAGGCTTTAAAAGAAGGAAATGGAACGATAAAAGAATTTAATGATGCTTTAGGAGAAACAAGCGAAAAAGCTGACAAGGTTGCTAAATCATTAGCTGAATCTTTTGGCCCTAATGGTCAGAAGAAAATTGAAGATTATATTGATTCTTTAGGTGATGTAGGCAGTCAAATATCTGATGTTGTGATCAAATCTTTTCAAGGTATGGAGGACGCATTAGTCGATATGGTCACGAAAGGGAAAGCTGATTTTAAATCTCTTGCAAATAGCATTATTGCCGATATTGCACGAATCGTAATTAGACAAAAAATTATTGCTCCGTTAACAAAATCAATTCTTGGCGCTGCTGATGGGGCATCCTTTGCAAATGGAATTGTACCTTTCGCTAAAGGGGGCATCGTTGACAAGCCAACTCTATTTCAATATTCAGCGGGAGGCGCTGGCAATTTTGGGATTATGGGAGAAGGTAGCGGCCCAGAAGCCATTTTGCCTTTAACAAGGCGTAACGGAAAACTCGGCGTTGAAGGTGGCGGTAGTAATACAAATATCTCAATTGCTGTTGATGCAACTGGTAGTTCAGTTCAAGGTGATGAGCAAAACGCAAGAGCTTTAGGATCTGTTATCAGCGCCGCTGTTCAATCAGAATTAATCAAACAATCTAGACCCGGAGGCTTATTAAACTAATGGCAACTTTCACTTATACAGCTAGTTTTCCAGCCAGAGAAACTACAAGACCTTTAGCTAAAACTGTTCAGCTTGGAGAAGGTTATGAGCATAGAATACAACTGGGATTGCAAAGAGATCCGAAGTCTTGGAGCCTTACTTTTGCAAATAGAGATAACACTGAAAGAGATAATATTATTACTTTCTTAGAAGATAAAAAGGGTACTGAATCATTTGATTGGACACCGCCAAGAGGTAGCGCGGGAAAATATGTTTGTAGCGAATGGAGATTAGCGATGGACGCGGCAAATTACACAACAATCACTGCAACTTTTAGACAAGTATTTGAACCCTAATGGCTATACCTTTTGAAGAATTACAAAAAATAAGTCCTAGTGCAATCGTTGAAGTGTTCACGCTTGAATTAATACCTGCGTTGCATAACTCATCTAATATTTATCGTTTTCATAACGGTGCAAATCTAAACTCAAACGGTGAGGTGATATGGGATGGAAATTCTTATTTGCGTTATCCAATAGAAGCAAAAGGCTTTGAATATTCATCAAAGGGAACATTGCCAAGACCAACCTTAACGGCTAGTAATGCCTTTGGCTTGTTAACTGCAATTATGTTGAACGTTAATCAGACAACGCCGGGAAACGATCTAAACGGTGCAAAATTTACACGCATTAGAACGCTTGCTAGATATATTGATGCAGCTAATTTCTCAGGTGGAACAAACCCCTTCGGGACTCCTGATCCATCTGTAACCCTACCTTCTGAGGTTTATTTCTTAGATCGCAAGGTTGCTGAGAATCGTGAAATGGTTCAGTGGGAAATGGTTTCGGCTTTTGATCTTGTCAATGTAAAAGTTCCCAAAAGAATGATTACTAAAACAGATTTTCCTGGTGTTGGAGCTTTCTATTGATGACTTGGAGACAGCAAGCATTAGAACACGCTATTAAATCAGTTCCTAATGAATCAGTTGGTTTAGTTGCCATCGTTAAAGGTAAGGAAAAATATTGGCCTTGTAAAAATATTGCAGCAGATCCAACCTTACATTTCATTATCGATCCTGATGATTACATGCGATGTGAAGATGAAAATGAGGTAATGGGTGTTGTTCATTCTCACCCAAAAGGAGGGCCACCAAGTCCTACGGATTTAGATAGTTGTGAGTTTGTAGATTTACCTTTTTATATTTGTGATCCTGTTAAAAAGACTTGGCATGATTTCAAACCATCGGGATATAAACCAAATGAATTAATCGGTAGAAGTTGGGTGTGGGGAGTACAGGATTGTTGGACTCTAATCGATGATTGGTTTCGGATAGAGAAGGGAATTAAATTTCAAACATGGGAAAGGCCCAAATCTTTAAAGGCTTTTCAAGAAAACCCTATGTTTGAGATGGCATTACCTCAAATGAATTTTATTGAATTAAAAGATGATGAGGAATTGCAATATGGCGACGTCATACTGGCAAATGAAAATCTGGATCACGTTGCTTTATATATTGGTAATCAAGAAATACTTCATCACTGTGTAAGGCAATTATCCTGTAGAGAGTTATACGACGAAAATAGAATAAACTTAACTAAGAAGAGGTATCGACATGCTTCGGCGTATTAAAATTTATGGTCGCCTTAGAAAATTCTTAGGTGGACAGTCAGTTTTTGAAGCTGATGTAGCTAACCCTGCGGAAGCTGTTTCTTTCTTAGTTGCTAATTGGCCTAAGTTAGAAGCTCATATGGCAAAGCAGTATTACAAAGTTTTTGTTGGTAATTACAACGTCGGAAAAGATGAGCTACATGATCCAAGTAGTGTTCAAGAAGAAATAAAAATTGTCCCTGTTGTTGTAGGTGCTGGTGATTTTGCAGAATCTGATATTGGAAAAATAATTATTGGCGTTGCTTTAATTGCAGCTCCTTATATGATCCCTGCCCTCGCAGGTACAGGTTTGTTTGTGACGGCTGTTGCAGGGACCATGACAACGATTGGTGTAAGTATGTTGATTAGTGGTGTTACTAATCTATTAAACGGGCCGCAAGATGATGGCAGTGATGATGATAACCCGCAAGAAAGTTATTCATTTAGCGGTATTCAAAATGTTAGCCGAGTTGTTCCGTTACCTATTTGTTACGGCGAAACGGTTGTTGGTTCTGTGATTGTATCGGCGGGAATCGACACGGTTCAGGTCAAGGGCTTTACTTTCTAGGAGGTTTTTTAATGTTTGGTTTTGGTAGAGGACAAATTTCATATACAGGGCCACAAAACACCGAGTCTCTTTATAGCTCAGTCTTTGGCCGTATCATGTTGCGCCAAACTGCTATTACGAGTAAGCAACATGCAACTATTGTTGAAGTCTTAAGTGAAGGGGAAATAGAAGGTTGGGCCACTGCATCAAAAGAAGGACGTACAAAAGGAACAACGGCTTATGACAACGCAGCAAAGAAAGATACCTTTTTCAATAGAACCCCAATTCTTCAATCAGTTGCCAACTCTGCTAGTCCTGCATCTAATCATTACAATTTTCAAAATGTAGAATTTACACCTCGTTTTGGCACGGCTAATCAAACACATATAAATAGCGTTCCAAAGGTTGAAACTGAATATGCAGTTTCAGTAGATGTCCCAAATTCTGCGCCAGTTACTAGATCAATAACTAACTCTGATGTTGATGGGGTAAGGGTTACAATTTTAGTTCCACAACTTACGAACTTTGATAATGACGAAGGAAATATAAACGGTGAAGAATTTAGACTAAAAATTGAAATTATTGAAAACAATGGAACAGTACACACCCCAATACCAGAAGATTTAGTCATTGGTAAAGTTACAAGTCCATATAACAGAGATTATGAAATAGATTTTAAAGCAACCTTAAATTTTCCTGTTTCAGTTCGTGTTACAAGATTAAGTCCTGATTTTACTGATAATCCAAAGATTAATAATGCGTTTAAATGGTCTTCTTATACTGAGATAATTGACGAAAAAAGAACATACCCTAATACTGCTTATGCGGCGTTTAGATATGACTCAGAAGAGTTTCCACAGGCTCCGGCTCGTTCATATCGTATAAGAGGAATAAAGACAAAGATTTATAGTAATGCAACCGTTGATGCACAAACAGGGCGTTTAACTTTTAGCGGTAGTTGGAACGGAACATTTAAAGCAGATAAGGAATGGAATACATGTCCAAGTCTAATTTTATACGATATTTTAACTAATACTAGATATGGGCTAGGTGATCATATTGCAGAGAGTCAACTAAGCAAATATGACTTTTATTCTTGCAGTGTTTATAATAATGAAGAGGTAGATGATGGGTCAGGAAATGGAACAAAAGAGGCTAGATATTCTTGCAATGTATTAATACAAGGAAAGGTCGATCCGTACAGAATTGTTAATGATATTTGTTCATCAATGCGAGCTAGTGCTTATTGGAATCAAGGTTCACTTAGTTTAGTGCAAGATAAACCAACAGACTCTAGCTTTTTATTCACTCTGGCGAATGTGGCAGATGGTGGCTTTTCTTATACTGGAAGTAGTATTAAAGCAAGACATTCTGTTGTTGATTCTTCTTTCCTTAATTTAGAAACTCAGGAAAAAGATTATATTCAAATATCAGATGCAAACGCTGTCAGCAAGTACGGAGTAATCACTAAAAAACTTGTTAATTTTGGTTGTACTTCTAGAGGTGCGGCAGCTAGGGCGGCTCGTTGGTTGCTTTATACAGAGCAAAATGAAACTAATGTATGTACGTTTAGTACAACAATAGATAGTGGCGTTATTTGTCGGCCCGGTGCTGTAATTAGCATTGCTGATCCTGTTATATCAGGGGCTAGGCGAGGCGGTAGAGTTTCCACTGCTTCAACAACACAAATAACAGTCGATGATTCATCAACTCAAACAGATTTAGATGCTACAAATAACCCTAAATTAAGTGTAATTTTAACTAATGGAACTGTAGAAACCCGTGATGTATCTTCTATTTCTGGATCTGTTATTACTGTTAGTTCTGCATTCTCAAGTGCGCCTGCTAGTAATTCATTATGGATTTTAGAAAATGACACAATTGAAACAACAAAATGGCGAGTTCTATCTGTTACGGAAGCTGATGATTCTACTTATACAATTACTGCTTTGTCTCATAACAGTGGAAAGTATGCATATGTAGAAGATGGATCTACATTACCAAGCGTTACTATATCGAACTTAAATGTAATTTTAAATCCACCAAGTAACCTGCAAGCTAATGAGGTTATTTTTGAACAAAGTGGACAAGCATTAGTAAAAATAGTTGTTAGTTGGTCGCCTGTTCAAGGTGCTACAGAATATCAACTTCAATTTAAAAAAGACAATGGAAACTATGAAACGATTTCAACAAGGGCACCAGAAATAGAACTTGTTGGCACTGGAGCCGGAGCATTTGAATTTAGATTATTTACAATTAATGCTGCGTTACTTCCATCAAGTACACCTTCTACACTTACATTGAATGCAGTAGGAAAGACTGCTGTTCCTGCCAATGTATCAAACATAAGTTATGAACCAATTAGTAAAAATTCAGCTCGTTTAAGGTGGGATCAATCAACAGAATTAGACGTTAAATTAGCTGGAAAAGTTGAGATTAGACATAGTTCAAAAACTGATGGTACTGGTACTTGGAGTAATTCAACTTCATTAATACCAGCTAAATCAGGAGCATCATCTGAAGCGGTAGTGCCTTTAATTGAAGGTGAAATATTAATTAAATTCATTGATGATGGAGGTAGAGCATCAGCTAGTGCGACATCAGTTTTAGTCGATTTACCTGATCCTGTTAATTCTTTAGCTGTTCTTACACAAAGAGAAGATCAACTCAGCCCAACACCATTCTCAGGTGCTAAAACAAATGTTTTCCATGACACTGCCAACTCGTGTATTACTTTATCGGGTGAACAATTCGACTCAGTAACAGACGTTGATTCCATTGTTAATTTTGATTTGATTGGTGATATACAAGGAACAGGAACATATAATTTTGCAAATCAACTTGATTTAGG